AGTTTGAATCTGGAGTACACGTTGCTTATCAACGTATGGGTTCAAAACTGAGGAATACTGTTCGAACTAGAAATGGTGTTAAGAACAAAACAACATTCCAAAAAATCGGTAAAGGTTTTGCTACTACTAAGGCAAGACATGGTAACGTAGCACCAATGAATCTTGCACACACCAATGTATCTGTTACAGTTGAGGACTTCTTCGCTGGTGAGTGGGTCGATGATCTAGATCAGTTAAGAATTAACCATGACGAGATGCAAGTTGCACAACAATCAGGTGCATATGCTTTAGGTAGAAAAACTGATGAATTAATTCTTAATCAGATGACTACTACGACATCAGCACATGATGAAACTTCTAACGGAATAACTTTAACCTGGGCATTAGAGCTTATGGAAAAGTTTGGTAACAATAGTGTACCTGATGATGGTCAGAGATACGCAGTTGTTGGTTGGGAGCAATGGTCGCAACTTATGGCAATCGATCAATTCTCAAGAGCAGAATATGTCGGTGAAGCAGATCTTCCTTTTCCAAATGGCGTAACTGCCAAAAGATGGTTAGGCTTTATGTGGTTTGCACATTCAGGTTTAACTGAAACAAATGGATCAGGAGCAGCTGGTACAACACACAGAGAGTGTTTTGCTTACCACAGAGATGCTGTTGCTCATGCAATCGGTACAGATATCACTTCAAATATGCAATATCACAACGATAAAGACAGTTATTTTGTATTAAACAAAATGCAACAGAATGCAGTCTTAATCGATGCTGAGGGTGTATTTGAAATGGAACTAAAGAAATAGGAGGTAGACATGGCGTTAGTTCAAGCAGACTTAAGTTTAGTTTCCTATGCTGGTAATGGGTTCCATATCTGGAATTACAAATCTACTGGTGATGCTCTTAATACAATAGATGCTGCTGGATATTTCAATGCATTAGTCAATGAGATGAATGTTGGCGATGTAATATTTATCAATGCATCTAATGGTTTTGGTATCACAACTGTCGTGTCAAATGATGGATCAGCAATTGATACTGCTGATATTGTTAGTATGACTTCGGATAGTAGATAATGGCTAAGAAACCAACTAAATCTAAGGAGGTGGCTGAAAAAGCCACTTCCTACAATCATTCAGTTAGAACATCAAACGGAACTGTTTATACAATTAAGTTTGGAGATAAAGTAAAACTTGGGAGTAAAGTAGATGCCAAAGCATAGTCCAATGAAACGTGAAAATAAAATGATGGGTAAAAAGAAAAAGAATGGCAATGATGAGAGTATGCTAACTGCCAAGCAAAAAAGTTTACCTGATGATCTTAAGAAAAAAATTATAGAATCAAAAAAGAAGGAGATGGCATAATGAAGAAAAAAGGTAAAGGCAAAGGTAAAGGTAGAGGCTACTAATGGAATTTGGTCTTTCTAATACTCCTAGACTTAGGAAAAAAGTACGACAAAGAGCAATGACTCATTTGAAATACTTTGGTGCTAAAGCTGACTCTATGACAAGGTCAACAGTTCAAACTCCAAATCCTAAATTTAATTACGAAAGATTTTATCCACAAAGACAAGCTAATATTCAACAATCCTATGAAACTGGAAAACCAGTCAAATCTCAAACTAATCCATCTAAGATGAATAAGGCTCTTAGTCAAAATGTAAATAAACAATCTTATGCTAGATCAATAAGTAAACTTAATCAGTTTAATAAAGATGTAGCAAAATTTGGAAGCAAAATGCAGAGATTAAGTGGTGCTTTTGAAAAGGACAAAGCATTAGAAAAAGCCAAAAATATGAAAACAATGAGTGGTGCTTTTAAGTTTGCAAAAAATATAACTGCCCCAGGTCTTGTTGCTTCTATTATGAGTCCAAAGGAAGTAGGAGATGCTACTTTATCTAAAAAGAAAAAAGATCGTAATCCAAACTTTCCGAGGTAAGAATGCCACAAACAGCTAAGACGGATATTGAGGTAGCACAAAGAGCTATGGTAATGGTGGGCATGGAACCACTTTCATCATTTACAGAAGGTACTGATGAAGCCTTAGTTATGAATACAAGCTACGAAGATATTGTTGAAGATTGTTTAGCACAAAATAATTGGAACTTTGCTACTGGTCAGAAAGTATTATCTAGACTAGCTGATACACCAGTTGATCGTTGGGCAGCTGCTTATGCTCTACCTACTGAACCAGCTGTTGTACAAGTTCAAACTGTAACAATAGATGATACTGTTCAGCAGTATGATATTTATGAGAGAGCAATCTATCTGAATGCAAATGAAAATGACAGAGTTGTTCTTAATTATATTTTCAGAGTAGATACACAGTATTGGCCACCAGCATTTACTTTATGGGTTATATATCGCCTTGCATCAGTTTTGGCTTTGGCAGTTACAAGAAAAGGTGATATTGCAAGATCCTATAGCCAGTTAGCCGAGGTGCAGTTTAGAAGAGCAAAAGCAAGAGATGCACAACAGGTTACAACACAACAAGTTGCTCTCAGTAGATTTCATAAAATAAGACTTGGATCAGGTATTTATGCAAAGATCGAAGGAGAATCAACGAGTTGAATGAATGGCATTATTAAGACAATTTACTACAAATTTTTCATCAGGGGAGTTATCCCCTCTTTTGTCATCTAGGGTAGATGCCGAGGCTTACAGAAATGGTGCTTTTAGACTCCGTAACGTAAGGTTAAAGGCTCAAGGTGGTTGCACTAGAAGACCTGGGCTAAGATACCTTCAGACCCTCGCAAATGATGACTATCAGGCAGAACCATACGTTTATGATGAAGATGAAGCATATATTCTTCTTTTTAGTAATACAAAACTAAGAATTATAGATATTTCAGATCCAACAAATCTTTTACAAACAATAACAAGTTGTCCTTGGACTACTGCAATGATTGGCAGTTTAGTCGTAACTCAAAGTGGTGATACTATGTTTATTACTCACCCTGACATGGCTATGCAAGAATTGACAAGAACAAGTGCAACAAACTTTGCTAGATCAGCATACGAGTTTGACACATCATCAGGTATGAAGTTTCAACCATATAATAAATTTGCAGCTGGTAGTGTAACCATTACACCAAGTGGAACAAGTGGATCTGTTACATTAACTGCAAGTGCAACTGCATTTACATCATCGTACAATGGGCTTTATCTTAGACTAGTGGATTCAGCAAATACAGTACGTCATGCATTAATAACTGGTTACACAAGTGGCACAGTGGTTACTGCTACCTTATCAGGAGCTATAGCAAACACCAATGCTATTACAGAATGGGGTGAACCTGTTTTCAGTACTGTAAGAGGTTTTGCAAGAACAGTAACTTTGCATGACCAAAGATTAATATTTGGGGGGAGCAGAGATTTACCAAACTTTCTATTTATGTCAAAGATAGCAGAGTTTACAAATTTTGACGTAGGAACAGGACAAGATGACGAATCAATACAAATCCAAATCGCAGAAAACCAAGTATCAGAAATTAAGGCTTTGCAATCATTTCGATTTCTCACAATCTTTACTTCTGAGCAAGAACTCTTTGTGCCAACAAGTGAAAACAAACCTCTTACACCCTCGACCATTACAGTTAAGAAACAAACAAGCTATGGTTCAGGATCAGTACAACCACAAGAGTTTGATGGAGCAATAGTTTTTCTTACAAAATCAAAAGGTGCAATTAGAGAGTTTATATTTTCAGATATCTCACAAGCATATAATTCTGACTCAATAACATTATTATCTGAGCATCTAATAGGAACTCCATCAGCTATTGAAGCACAAAGAGAATCATCTGACCAGATGGAGGGTTATCTTTACCTTTTAAATGATGAAGGGCATATGCCAGTGTTTATGTCTATCAGAAAAGAAAAAGTACAAGGTTGGGTAAGATACGATACTAATGGTAATTTTAAAAATATGGTTAATGTAAATAGACAGATATTTACAGTTGTAGAACGTACAATTAATAGTTCAACAGTTAAGTCATTAGAGCTATTTTCAAATAATTATCATCTTGATATGGCATCACAGCAGACAGCTAGTTCTACTAATACTTGGACAGTATCGCACTTACCTAATACACAAGTTCAAGTCAAATCTGGAAATTTTAGCTTAGGCACTTTTACGACAAATGGAAGTGGTCAAGTAACGTTAAATGATTCTGTTACTTCTGTTGA